CCAATCTTCATATGCACAGTAAGTTTCACCAATTGATGTTTTAACTATTTTTAAAAAAATATATCAAGAAATTTTTAACATTTGATGTTTTAGTTTCTAAATTAAAGACCTATGAAATTAACAAAAGACATAATTCAAAAGCGTTATGCCGAATACGACAACCGCATAATTGATTTTCTAAATAATATATATGAAGATGTCAAAGAACAGAACAATAAGATAAACAATTACTTTTTTGTAACTTTTGACTTATTAGCAAATCAGTTGCTTTTGTACTTTCGAGCATTAGACGCAATAAATAAAGATGCTGCATTAAGTACAGAAGACAATTACAAGCGTTTAGCCAAGAGTCCAAATATTGCAATACTTAATCATGCTCACCAAGAGATAATGAAAATATTGGATGACTATGGACTTTCACCATTTGCTTCTGCTAAAATCAAAAGACTCAGCAAAAACGACGACGATGAATCAGCAGAAGAACTATTGAATAGTCTTATCAACTAACACATGTCTAACTTATTGATAATCAACTATTTATAAAGATAGCATAAAAAATAAGAAAAAAATGTAATAGTTATATTGCTTTCATGTTATCTTAAATCCCTAACTAATTGGTTATCAATACATTATAAGAGAAAATCAAAAAACACGATAAGAGACCCTAAATAGCTGGTTATCAATAAGTTATAAGAGAATATAATAAATTCATTCATAAATTAAGATGAAAACACAAGAAAATTGGTATAAACCCACAGTTGAAGAACAGAAAAACATATTAATGGCATTACTTGAAAGTTCAGAAGGCTATTATAGAGCACATGAATTATATGATGCTGCTATACAAAACTATAACCCAATTGAATATGCAGTAAAGCATACAAGAGAACAAATAGAGACTCGATAGCATATGCCATGGCTTAACAAACGTAAAGTAGGTCAGCCCAATAAAGTTGACAAGCAAGAAAACAACAATCGTCGTAATAAGAAGTGGCAGAAGTATTACGGTGACAAACGATGGAAGCAGCTAAGAGAATGGCAGATACGTACGCATCCACTTTGTCAAGACTGTTTGTTTGAAGGAAGGTCTGTTCCTGCCGAAGAAGTACATCACATTCATCCATTCGGAGAGGGCAAGTCCGAAGAAGAGAAATGGCAGTTACTATTATCTCCACTTAACATCGTGTCACTTTGCAAAGAATGCCACGACAGACGACATGCCATTTTGAAACAACAGAAAGAAATGACTATTTAATATATATACAGCGAGCCTGTATGTTGAAGTACAGCAGGTGTGCAGCCTAATTGATTGTTCTAAATATTCCATATTCATTAATTAATATATATTTTTCTTTTTTATAATGCACCGCAAGTCGCTTTTTAGATACTAACTGATACGATATATGAATGTTCATGCTCTCATCCCAAAAGAGCAGTCGCTGTAAGGTCAAAGAAAATGCAAATACACAATAAAATCATTCATTACATTAGAATGATGTAATTATAAATTGTTCCAATGTCATTGTAAATTGTTATTATAATTATGATAAACATAATGAAAATGTTTATTATTACTAAAATACTACAATAATCTAATGACAATGCAAAAACGAATTAAGATAACTGCTGATAATATCAGTAAAGCAAAAGATAAGCAATATGTATTTTATACATATGAATTGATGCTAAAAAGTCTTTATGACTATCAAGACATAGCAACAAAAATATTGTTTGATAAGACAAGTAGTTCTTTTACATTAGCATTTACATTAAAGATATGTAAGACAGGAGATATGTTATGGATCTTAATGAAGGAGTTCTTATCAACTATACTTGAGACCGAAGATAAAGTTGCTATAAGTATCAGTGAAGTAGATGAAGGATGCAAATCAGGGATAATATATAAATTCTACAATTATGTTCCAACCGATGATGCATCATAGCACAAGATAACATTTTCTAATTATTCATAATACATTTTTTCGTCCTGCTGTGAAGCACGACAAAATCCATTTTAATATATTTTTCATTAATCACATCATGATATGTGATAACATTCATTATTTATAAGATTCATTTATAAAACTAAAAGTATTCATTTGGTATTTTCTTAATTTGGTTAAAAACTAAGTTTTTCCTTGTGGTTAACTCAATTGGGTTAACCACTTTTTGTTCTATTTTATAAATAAAGACTTTCCAAATTTAACAGAACTACGGTATATGTCTATATTATAATAAATATATCAATATTAATATGTATAGGTATGTATATAAGATTACTATAACAGAAGGTGATTTAAAAGATTATTATTACTACGGAAAACACACAACAGAAAATTTGAATGACAATTATCATGGAAGTTCATCAATTTTAAACAAATTAAATTATTTTGAAAAGCACCCTAATTGCTATAAAAAAGAAATAATCAAAATGTGTATTGATGCTGACGAACAGACTCAATTAGAAAATGAACTCATTAAGAAATATAAGCATGAAGATAAATGCTTAAATTGTATTAATACTAGTTCTTCAGGTGGTAATATAACTAATTGGTCAGAAGAAAAAAGAAAAGAAGTAAGAGAAAAGAAGCAAGCCACATGGGCAGCAAAATCACCTGAAGAAATGTTAATTCATGCAGAAAAGGCAAGGCAAGCAGTATTAGGTGAAAAAAATCCTATGTGGAAAAAAAATTATAGAGACTTAATGACTGAAGAAGCAGCAAAAGAACGTGATAAAAAATGGTATAACACAATGATGTCTAAATCTCCTGAAGAGAAAGCTGAAATAAATAAGAAACGAGGAAAGGGAGGAAAAAAAATGAAAGGATGCTGTATTATATCAAATGAATTAGGCATTAAGCGTGTTATGCCACAAGACCTAAACTATTATTTAAGTTTAGGCTATGAACGCGGAATGAAAAAATATAGAAACAGTAAGAAATGAGTAGTTTTTTTAACCCATTAAAAGATTATAATATATATGCTAAAGATGTAGTTAATGGTAAAATTGTTGCGTGTAAAGCAGTTATATTAGCATGTAAAAGATATATATCTTGGTTTAAACGAGACGACATATATTTTGATGAAGAAACTGTAGATAAGTATATACGTTTTGTAAGTAAAATGAAGCACACTACAGGAATATTTGCTAATAAGCCATTTAATTTATTGCCATGGCAATCATTCGCTTTTGCAAATATATATGGCTGGAAGTGGAAATCAAATGGTTTTCGTGTCACTAAAAAAGTATTTATGTTCATGTCAAGAAAAAATGCAAAAACTAGTACAGCAGCAGCCTTAGCTCTAATAGGAGCATTGATAGATAATGAACCGAATGCAGAAGTTGCTTGTGTTGCAAACAATAGTAAACAAGCAGCAATTTGCTTTGAGCAAATTAAAAATTATGCAGAATCAATAGATCCAAAATCCAGAATCTTTAAGAAATTTAGACATAACATTACTGTTCCAATGACTAAATCCCATATAGATGTATATTCATCAGATTCAATGGGTCTTGATGGGTACAATGTTAGTTTAGGTATCGTTGACGAGCTCCATAGTCAAAAAGACTGGGGACTTTATAATGTACTTGTTTCATCACAAGCTATGCGTACACAACCATTGATGTGTGTTTTGACGACAGCAGGATTCTTGATAGGTGAGACATATCCATGCTATAGTATGTATATAACTTGTAAGCAGATATTAAAAGGAATTAAGGAAGATGACACACAATTTGCATTAATATATGAATTAGACGAAGGTGATGATTGGTTAGATGAAAAAAATTGGATAAAATGCAGTCCTTCTTTAGGCACTACAGTTCGTTACGAATATATGAGAGAACAGGTAAATGATGCCATTAACAATACGTCTCTTGAAGTTGGTGTTAAGACAAAAAACTTCAATATGTGGTGTCAGTCTTCAAATATTTGGCTTACACACGACAAGATAGAGTCATGTATGCAGCAGGTCAATATTGATGATTATTATCAAGAACTTACTTATGCCGGAACAGACCTATCATCAGTAGAAGACTTAACAGCAGTAGGAATATGCATTCCACCTAACCCAGACAGACAACTTAACCCAGACAAATTTATTTTCAAAGCATGGATATACATCCCAGAAGAAGCATTAAGCAATTCACCTAATAAAGAATACTATAAAGAATGGGTAAGACGAGGATGGGCAACTAAGACAGCAGGCAATGTTGTTGATTACGATTATATACTTAAAGAACAAATAGATATTAACAAAAAACTATATATTGCAGAAATAGGGTATGACTCATGGAATGCCACACAATATGTAATTAATGCTGAGCAGGCAGGTCTTCCAATGGCAGCATATAGTCAGACATTAGGCTCATTCAATAAGCCAACTAAGTTTTTTGAAATGCTTGTACGTTCAGGCAGGTGCATAATAGATGCAAACCCAGCATTAGATTGGATGTTTGCAAATGTCGAACTGAAGGTAGATCATTATGAAAATTGCAAGCCCGTAAAAGCAAACGGAGAAAAGAACAATAAGATTGATGGTGTAATTTCAATATTAGAAGCTTTGGGTTGCTACCTCAATTCAAGCAACTTCAGTCCCGAGGCATGGGTGATGTAAATATTCTATATGACATATATGAATATGTAAATATTCTATATTATCTAAAAATATATTTACTAAACCATGTGGCCATTTTCAAAAAAGGAAAATAGACAAGCAGAAACTGTTCCACACAAAGTAATAGATATAGATGCTTGTACTGAAGTCAATGATGGTGTTGCATTACTTAATAAGCTTTTGAACATCAAAGGCTATGATGCAATGAGTCAATCTCCTTTCTTTGCTGCTGTGAATCTTATTTCAAGTGGTGTCGCACAGATGTCATGGGAGACAAAGTCAAGAGGTGACAATGAAGTACCAGATAACTTCTATACAAAGCATTTGTTTGACTATACTAATGTGTCACAGTTTATGACAGTCAAAAATTTAATCAAAGATGCCATTATATACGGTAACGGTTTTGCCTATATACACCGCGACAAGAAGGGCAACCCACAGTCAATAGAATATCTCCCAAACGGAGAATGCTCTATCATATATAATCAAGCAACACGTGTACTTTTATATCAAGTACCACGTATTAGCACAAAATTAGTTGAGCCAATAAATATTATTCATGTCGTATTGCATTCAAACAATGGCATCAACGGACGTTCATTATTAGCATTTGCTGACAATACAATTAAGTTGAATGCATATGCCGATAAGTCAGCAAACGAATATTTCAGCAATGGCATGAGAGTATTAGGCATACTTTCTACTGATTCTCCACGTCTTACGAAAGACCAAAGAGAGTCAATAAGAGCAGCTTGGAATGAAAGTCAAGCAGGCGGCGGTGGTTCATCAATTGCAGTTCTTGAAGCAGGAATGAAATATTCTCCAATTTCTTCTAATTCAAAGGATGCTCAGTTACTTGAGACAAGACTTTTCAATGTGCAAGAAGTCGCACGCTGGTTCAACATCTCACCTGTGCTTTTAGGCGACTTATCAAAGACAAGCTATAACTCACTTGAACAAGCACAGCAACAGTTCGTATTGAACACATTAAGTCCTTATATAACATTATTAGAAGAAGAACTTAACAGAAAACTTATTAATGCATCAGACAAAGATAAGTTTTACATAGATATAAAAGAAGAAGACATAATTAAGTCAGATAAGCAGTCACAAGTTTCTTATCTTACAACATTATGTGAAAAGGGAATACTTACAGTCAATGAAGTACGTAAGCAATTAGGATATTCACCAGTTGAAGGTGGTGATGAACTAAAAGCTTTATATACTGATGTACAGCAAAACACTGTAGGAAATAAAGACGAAAATAATAATAATTCTTTATATAAAAACAACGAAAACAACGAAAATGAAGAACAATAATTTAGAAATTAGAAATATTTCTACTGAAATTAGAGCATTGAACATAGAAAGTCGTAAGATTTCAGGCTTAGCAATCCCAGTAGAAAGTCGTTCTGAGCTTCTAAATGGAGTTTTCTATGAGACAATTTCTCGCGATGCAGTCACAGAAGACCTTATCAATTCTATGGATGTAAAGCTTTACGTCAATCATGACCCAAGTCAAGGCACGTTTGCTCGCTCAAAATATGGTCATGGTTCATTAAGATTATTCATTACAGAAAGAGGTCTTGAGTTTGAGACTGAATTGCCTAAAACGGCATTTGGTGATATGATCATGGAGGGCATTCTACGTGGTGATTTTGATGCTATGTCGTTCGCATTCGTCCCAGATTTAGAAGACTGGTCCGAAAATGAAGACGGAACATATGAACGTACAATCCGTTCAATATCATTATTAGATGAATGCTCTATTTTGTCATGTGCTCCAGCTTATTCAGCAACAGAGGTCAACATGCGTTCATTAGAAAACTTCAAAGAGCAGAAGAAGCAAGAACAAGAAATCAGAAAACAAACTATATTATCTAAAATGGATGCAAAACTCCAAGAAATAGAAGAAGCAACTAAAAATATAATATAACTTCTAACGAAGTGAAATTACGTAAATACATTATATAAACTTATATGCAAAAGAAAGTAGGCAATGCTCTTTATGTGTTCGACACTACTCCATTTACTATTACTAAAGACACAGATGCTGAAGTAATATATGTTCAGCAAGAATACTTAAAGGGTTATTTAGAATTAAATACAGAGCTAGAAAGTAAGATTAAGACTTTTAATCAGTGGTTGCTTTGTGTTAATGCACCTTGGGCAGACGGTGGCAGTCCTGAGCCTGAACCAACATATCATTTGCTAACAGTATCAAGTACTGAAAATTTATGGGTACAAAACTATGATGCAGCTCTACCACCAGGCAATACTAATGAATCTTGGTTTGACAGTTTTGTTAACTGGCAAGTAGAAGCAGGAATGATTGAATCTGATGAACGTAATAAAATCTATTGTAACGCTGGTGCAATAATATACATTGATATTGACGCAAGTGAATTTGAAACAATAAGTGGGCTTGAACAAATTACTATACCAGGCCGAGGAGAAAAATATGGTTTTGTAATGGGTGACTCAGATATGACAGTCAACTATTCATATACATTAAAGCCAACATATAATGTTGACTTCAGTGAAGATTCAAATGCTAGCAATGATGTAAATATTGTACCAAGTCCACAAATGCGTCCTGGTGCACAAGTTAATCTTCAATTTAATAATGGTCAGAGTTCAAGCACAATAGCAGTAACATCAGAAGATGTAGAATTGCAATATGTTGAAAGTGATGACCAATATTACTTTATAATGCCAGCACATGATGTGACTATCAAAGCAGTATATACACAACCAATAGAAATATCAATAGATTTAGGTGATACTGATTTGACAACATCATTCGACCCATCAGCAACATATTATCCACATGCATTCTTTGCTGCTCAAGTACCAGAAGGCAAGACAACAGATGACTATACTTTTGTAAAATCTGATGATGAAGGAATAGCAGTTGTTCCAGTAGGTGATCATTTTGATATGGAATTTAAAGTTAGTGGTTCAGTAACATTTGCTAATGCATAACACAGTAAAAATACTATATGACACATCAAAATGTGTAACATAGAAATAACTATATTATATACAAATACATAAGTTAACAACAAATGAAATTAAATTCAGTTGCAATAAAGCAAGAAATCAATGAATTAGTTGAACGTTCTAAAGCAATCGTTGAATTATGCAAGACTGAGGTACGTGAAATGACCGAAGATGAAGAAAAAGAATTCAATGATTTGAAAGAACAGATAGACGGCAAGAAGACTGAACTTAAGGAACTTGAGGACAAGCTTGCTGAATACGAAAGAGAGCTTCCTGAAGAAGAGGAAGTCAAAGAAGACGAAAAAGAAGAAAAAAATCAAAGAAATAAAACGATGAAAAAATCATTAGTAAAAGAATTGCGTAACGCAATCGACAATAACATTAAGACTATCACTGTAAATGCAGAAACTCGTGCAATGCAAGTAACTGGTGAAGGTGGTGTACATGATTCAGTTGTTGAAACAGAAATTGAAGGCATCCTTGAGCCATTATATGCTAATTCAGTATTGACTCAACTTGGTGCTCGTTGGTACACAGGTCTTCCACACGGTGACGTTCAAGTACCTATCATGGGCAAAGGTCAAGTTGGCTGGGAAGGTGAAGTTGCTGCTGCACAAGCTACAGGAAACACATTTACTACAAAGAAACTTCAGCCAAAACGTCTTACTGCTTATGTTGATATTTCTAAGCAACTTTTAGCACAAGACACAATCGGTGTTGAAGCAGCTATTCGTAGAGATATAGTAAATGCATTGAATGACAAACTTCAAGCTACTATTCTTGGTGGTGAAGATAAGTCTGATGTTAAGCCAGCAGGTATTTTCTATAACGTACAAGAGACTACAGTTAGCAACTATGCTGGACTTTGCACATTTGAAGCAGCTCTTGACGATGCAAACATCAATGGTCAGAAGAAATATTTGATGGGCAATACTGCTAAGGCTACATTCCGTTCAATGATCAAAGGCCAGAATGCTACAGGCATGGTTCTTGAAGCTAATCAAATAGATGGCACTCCAATGATTAACACATCAAGTGTTTCAACTAAGAAGTTTGCTTATGGTGACTTCAACTACTTAGCAATTGGTTCTTGGGGCGACTTAGACATTACTATCGACCAATACACCCAAGCAGTTAATGGTTGTGTACGTCTTGTAATCAATGCATTCTTCGATGCAGTTATCTTACGTCCAGAAGCATTCAAATTTGGTAATGT